CTCTAGCTGTGCCCCAAGTAGAAGCTCCCCATGTAGATGTGCTCCAACCAAATCCTGTGGTTTGTGTCGTTGGTCCAACTTCAACATACGGATTAACAGTTGCAGCTCCTGCTGCAGTCATACCTGATCCACCTTCTGCTCGAGAGGCTTGTATTGTAAATTTATCTATATCAGGAACAGTTAAAATTTCATAAACTTGTTGTAATTCTGCTGCTGTAAAATCAGATGCACCGGTAACAGTTACACCTGACAAAGTTACATATCGTCCTACAGCTAAACCATGAGATCCTTTATTTACAGTTATGGTGTTTGAAGCATTAACTGTTGTTAATGTGCACCCTGTAATCGCTGTATCCAAAGGAGTGATATCATAAAAGTCATTACCATAATACAAGAATAATCCTTGCGATGATCCTATGGCTGTATACTTTTCTCCGGCAAAACTAGAGAATGCAACTTGAGCTCTGGCTGCTCCAGGTATAGTTTTTTGAGCAGCTGTTAATTGTAACCAACCACCTATTTTTTCAGGTAATCCATATCTAAATCTTACAAAATCACCATCGGTCCATTGACCTTCTGCCCCTGATTCCGTATCTTGTTTATTGAAACCTGCCTTGAATTTTAATTTTTGTAACATATAATCTACTATAATATAGTTATGAATATAATGAAAGCGAGAATAGTTTGGTTTCCCGACAAGCTATCATATATAAATTTTGATAGTTTACAAGACAAAATAGACTATGACCCCGATCATTTAAATACTGTGCGTGAGTACATGGAAAAAGACGGACTATTATTTCCTGGTGTATTTAAAGATGAAGAGATTCACTGTGGACACTATCGATTTAAAATTGCAAAAGAAATGGGTTATGATGGTATTGAGGCTTACAAGGTGGACACTTTTGCAGAAGCTTTACATTTGACTCAATTTAGTGAATTGTGTTATAAGCATTACAAAGAATATAAAGAAAAAAATTATGTATGAATCATTATTAGAAGCTACAAAGTATCATGCAGCCAATCCGGAGCATTGGGTTGGAGAAGCATTAGCTGAATATAAACACAACATATTTAGTATAATTAAACAAAATAATATTAAATCTATTTTAGATTATGGATGTGGTAAAGCAAAGTTTCATCCCATTTTGTTTAACAATATAAAACTTCCAGGATCTCCCATGGACATAAACATAACTCCATACGACCCTGCAGTTCCTCAATACTCTACTAAACCTAATAGTAAATATGATTTAGTTATATGCATAGATGTTATGGAACATGTTCAAGAAGATAAAGTTGAAGAAGTATTACAAGATATATTTAATTATAGTAACAGAGTATTTTTAACAATTACTTGTTATGAAGCTACACAAGTTTTAACTAATGGTAAAAATGCTCACTATACAATTAAAGAACCAGATTGGTGGAAAGAAAAACTTAAACCGCATGATGGTAGTTACGTTGTTATTTTTCAAACTAAAAGAGACAGAGGTGGCAAAACCATAAACAAAGAAGAATGGAAACCTAATGCTGAAACAGTTAAAAAATTAGAAAACCCTAAAAAATTTGTTAAAACATTAGATGAAAGTCAAATAGAAAAAGCTAAATTATTGTAATGGATAAGACAGTTAATATAACAAATTTTGTTGGTGTATACGATAATTATATTACACAAGAGGAATGTGATAGGGCTATACAACTATATGAACAAGAGAATGAGTTTAAAAATACAATAAATAGAATAGGTTTTGAAAACTCATCTATTTTAAATAAACAAGATCAACAATTTTTTGCTACCTCTCAAAATGTAAAAGTGTGGTGGGAGCGATTAAAATCAATGATGATAAACTATGATATAGCATGGAATCATTATCTTAAAGTAACAGGTGCAAATGGTGCATACAATGATAACAAATTTTATTTTACAGATTTAAAAATACAAAAGACTTTACCAACAGAAGGGTATCATGTTTGGCATATTGAACATGGTCCAGGATATGCTAATGAACCTAGAGCTTTTGTTTTTTCTATATATTTAAATGATGTTAAAGAAGGAGGAGAAACTGAATTTTTACACTTCTCTAAAAGAGTTCAACCAAAAGCAGGTAGAATAGTTATTTGGCCTGCAGGTTTTCCATACCTACATAGAGGTAATCCTCCCTTATCAGGTGAGAAATATATATTAACTTCTTGGATGTTATTAAGATAATTAAACTGGATTAGAAGAATAAGAAGAAGGTCTTGGACCTTTTACAGATTCTTCTTCTTCCCACACGTCCCAATCATACTGTAATTTTGCTAAATGAGCAGCATCAAATCTAGTAATGAAATCATTGAAGTCTCCTAAATTAGCTTCAGCATAACTACAGTGAGGTGTAGTATCTCTGTGTTCTACTTGGTCATCTGCATTAGGACATCCATATTGAATAGCCCAAATGTTACTAAACTTAGCTTGGCTCCAAAAAGCATCATCATCTATTCGATGACCCATTGGTTCTGATGCCATATCGTCTGTTTTTTTAACAACGACTTTATCATCAAATATTACAGACCATGTTCCTTTACTTGCCATTTTTACTCCTAAGTTTTTATAATATAAATTATTGCTAAATATGGTTGTACAACTGAAGTTGAATCACCTGTGAAAGTCGCACTCATGTTGTGAGAGTGTCCATCACCGGATCCTGTGTTACCTGTACTACCGTTAATTGCTTCTGTCTTACCACCACCTGGACTACATTGTGGTCCTCTAACCGCTGTTCCGTGAGAGTGAGATGCAAGTTGTGCTGTTGTAATAGAAGCGTTTGCTGTAGATCCACCGACGTTTCCAGTTGTTTGAACTGTGTTTGCACCGCCAGTTGACGCTAAAGCTTTAGTTCCAGATTTACCCATCGCAACATTATCTTGTAAGTCTGGTAAACCAAAAGTTGTTGAACCATTACCTGCACCGTAAGTTGTACCTACGATTGCAAATAAAGCTGAGTAAGTTGATCTTGATACATTTGCACCGTTACATTCTAAGAAACCTGATGGAATACTACTATCAGACCACGGCACAATAGTTGCCGTAGGAATTCCTTCGATACCTGTAAGGTTTGCTCCATTAAAATCGTATTTAGTTGCTTCGTAATTTGCCATATTCTATTTCTCCTTATATGTCCAACCTGTTGTAGCATCTCCTGAGAATACTAAACAGAAACCAGCACCTTGAGTATTTACTACTAAGTCTGCTGCTGCATTAGCTATATTAGAACCATTTCTACCTACAGTCAAGGCATTAGAATTAAAATCATAACCTTGATCTACAAATGAAACTTCGTCTCCTGTAGCAGGTGATGCTGGAAGCGTTATTGTCACTCCCCCACCATTTGTATTTACTAAAAGTTGAGCACCTGCTTGAACTGTCTCAGCTGCTGAAACTACTCTCCAGTTTCTTTGCTCAGATAATTTTACAACGTTTGTGCCATCAGAATATAATACGTAATTGTTTCCTTCAGCTAAAAGAACACCTGTACCTGATGCAGTTTTAAAAGTTAAAGTGTTTCCAGCATGATCACATGCGTTTTGCACGTTATAAACTTTTTCAATTCCACTTGGAATACTAACAGTTCTGTTAGCTGCTAAGGTACCTGTTAATTTAATAACATCATTTTTACCATTTGATAATGCACCGTTTGTGAAAGTTAAAGATCTATTGGCATTAGTTAAGTTAAAAGTTGTAAAACCACCAATAGCTTGTTCTAAAATTAATAAGTTTGTATTTGTAATTTGACCCCAAGTTCCCGAGTTTTCACCGGTTGCTTGTACTGTAAGTTTCAGGTTAGCAGATGTTGAATTCGCCATTTTTTAATTCCTTATTCGTTCATTTTATTAAAAATTAGAGTTTGTGTCAAACTCTTTATGCAGCCACTTCCTGCCATCCAGGAGGATCTAAAGGCGCTGAACCTGTATCAACTTCGTTCCAGATCAAAGCACTACCATTTCCTTGAGAAATAGTCAAGCTTAAACCTGTTAATTGAACCTCGCTATTTATCTTAATTTGATAGCCAGAAGATAATCTACTAATTAGACCAAAACCAGTAAGAGGAACTTCTTGACCAGGAACGGCTGTAACTGTTC